ATTGGTTCATCATAAACTAACACTTGACAGTATTGTTTAATTTCACCTTTGTCGTCAATACATAATTTTAATTCATCTTTTAATGTCCAACCCTTATCTAATAAGGTATTCACATCATTAGACATTTCTAACGCACAATTGCGAGTAATAATTCTATATTTCATCGAATTTAATTATTCCATATTTTAATAATTGCTTTGTTGATAACTTTACTGGTGTATCAGGGTCAACCCCTTCTTTCATACAATAGTAATCCCATCCCGTATCATTACAAAATAAATCCCAATCATTACATCTTTTGCTTATCTCACCAATAGGCATTGTTATAGTCATTTCTTCATTTATCATTATCAATGTTCCTATTTTCAATGTAATCTATCAGTGACACAATCAATTTTTTTCTTTCTAGCCTATTTACTTTCCAATCTTCAATCTTTGCTATCTGAGTAATTAACTCATTGCAATAAACAATATCCGCTTGTTTAATATATTCGGCAAATGTTATTGCGCCACACATCAAATTACAAAATTGAGTAATGGTATCAGACATAATATGAATATCTTTTAATATATTCAATTTATCAATCAGAAATTTATCCAATTTTGACATTCTTTTCTTTTTACTTTTTATTTCTTTTTCCATTAATCACACTTGTCAGTTTGTTTGTTTACCAGTAAATATCGTCCTTTTAAAGCTAATGATGCTAAAATCCACCAACTAACTACAAAGTACCAATGTAATGCAATTCCAATAGCGGCGCAAACAAGATATACCATCCATAAATTATTTACCTTTATTTTAACCTCATGTTTAAAACTTGCATCTGGAGCTAATTGAGCAATGGAACAAGCAATAGATAAAAACAATATCACATACCATCCAATATTTTGCGCCCAATCATAACCAAAGCCAGCAAAACACATAATCACTAAAAATGTTATGACTGTAACAATTTGCTTTACTTTAAAATTTATTTCTTTCATTATATCCTCACTTAATTATAAAATTTTGATAATTATACACTATAAACTAATTTTTGTCAATACACAACTCACTATTTTTACTTAACAATACTACTTTTCCTTTTGCAAAGGCTAAGATACATTCCTCCAATATCAACCCATTATCAATTTTTGTTTCTAATATTAGGTCACACATATTATCTGAATATATTTCAAATATAAACCCTCTTGGGTCTAATATTCTCCACACAACATTTGAAGTTGAATATCTTGATGTATTGGTAAGAATTTTATATCCTGCCAATAATACATTGTCGCAAATAACTGGTTCATTATATGTTGGTTGGTTTTGTGGACGATAATATCCTTTACTCCATTCAGTACCCGTTTGTTTTCTTCTTTCAAAAGCTTTATTATCTTCATAATAGGTAACATAAGCCATATCCTGTTTTTCAACACTACATGATTTTATATACCAGATTTTTTCACTTATTTTTAATGTCATTTAATCCTCTATTGATTTTGATTAGAACTTAGTAGCTATAATTAAAATCAACAAAGGATTTTGATTTATGTTTGTCTTTCCGTTTAAATTTTGTTCTATCTACATAGACATTTGCGCGGTTGAATTCGTGCGCGTATTTTGCTACTAAATTTAAAAACTCAGGAACATTCTTACTTTTCTTTTTCATAGTTAAATAGCCTTATGGTAATTTCGTTGTAAAAAATTTGATACTTTAAAACACATTGCAAATCCTTTTCTCTAATGCCTTTTTGTCTAGTTATGTCAGTATTATGAGTCAAATCAGCTAACTTAACTCTCATTGCATAATAGTTGTTAAAAACACGTTCTTTATATTCTTCGTAGGTTTCCCCACTTGTTTTTCTTTTTGATAAAGCATCAACGGCTTCTATAACAATAGATGGAAACCCAAGATGCTTTAAATCAGCTAATGTTACCGTTGTATCTTCAACTACATCATGTAAAACGGCAATACAATTCAGCAATTCATCTTTTGTATTCAATATTGCCATTACTTTTAATGGATGTAAAATGTATGGCAATCCAGTAGAATCGAATTGCCTATCATGTGCATTAGTGGCGACTTTTATTGCTAATGCAAGTAATTTTTTTGTTTTCGTTTTCATGATAATCACCTTTCTGTTTGATTTGTGATTAGTATAGCTAAGAACTTCAGCTTTGTAAAGCTTTTATTTGATTAAACATTCCATCAGGTAATTGTGAGAATCTGATTTGATTGATTAACATAGTCAACACTTCTATGTTATAATCAAAAGAATATAACCCATCATACATATCATATTTATTTGGATTCAATTCTTTTAAAACAGAGTAAATATTTTTAATTGGGAAAAATCTGTCACAAATACAACTTAAGATTCCAATCAAACTTTTTTGAATTTCTTGCACCGATTCACTATCACAATAATTATTCTTGTAGTAAATAATCAGTGCATCAATCGGAACTTTTGATTTTGCACAAAGAATTATATTTTTTTCATTTTCTGTCACTGTTACGGTTACGGTTTCCATAATAATAGTCTTCTCTTATTTTTACTTTATCAAATTTCAAGTTGTTAATTTTTATCTTATGTTAGTGGTAAAGTATATAGAAAATTTATGTTTTTGTCAACCTTTTTATCCTATATATTCAATTTGTTTACCGTAACATAAATTATTTACTTCATTGATACTTAATGGCAAAGCATATTTGAATGACCGTTCGTCGCTAACATAATATAGAAAACTTCCTACTTCATCAAATACAAGCGCATCTATTAATGCTATACTATTAATACTTTTTTCATCAAGTTCTTTATTTCTAGTGTTATTTGAAACCCAACAAATAACAGGACTTATATGTATTCTAACATCATCACCAAGACGTAATAATTCTTTTAATCGTGTTTGGACATGTTTACTTTTTTGCCACCAAAGCGGCGGGGTATATATTTCTATTTTGTCATGATTATTAGGAAATTCAGAACAAACATCCCAACATGAATCCTCATGGTCATATCGAATATGAAGTACATCATTGATAAACTTATATAAGATATGTTTATCAAAAACTAAAACCTTACCATCACATAAGGCTTGATACATTTCTTTTTGTGAATTAATCATTTATTTCCTCTTGTGATAATTTGATTTTGATAGATAAATGGTTGTATTTCTTTACAAGTTACAGGTAATGCAAATGGATATTCATCCCCACCAACAGTAATATAATAATCAAAGTCACCATCATCATCAAAAAATAAACCATCTACAAATTGTAGTGAATATTCACATAAGTCATTTTTGTCAATTGGTAAAATTATTGGAGATTCACCAATAAAACATAATATAGGTTCAATTTCAATACTATCACCAACAACATGACTATTTTGTTGTTTTATTGTTTCGGATTCCCACCATAGTTTTTCAACAAACAATTGAACATTTTCTGGTTTTGGTAACATATAACATGGGTACCAATTTTCATTATCTACATTCATTGTAAACAGATTATTATCTTTTACATAATAAATAATACCAGTATAACTGTCATCTAATTTCTTTCCTTCATTAAATAGAGCGTATGTCAATTCTTTTTGATTTTTAAACATGTTAAATCCTATACAATTTTGTAAAATGCTAGTCTAACAGTTTTTACTTAAATTGTCAACAATAAATTTGTAGAATTTATTTGCTTATATCTATTATAAAAGAAAAGAAGGTAAAATTTTCTATAAATATAAGAACAAGAATCTTTATAATATAAACAATGACTTATTGAAAAAGTTAAATAAAAACACATTTAGTGGTACTCTGATACATAATTTTTATTTTATGCAAAAATAGAGTCAAATTAGTTATAATAATCAAATAGTTATAATACAGAAAATTAAGATTTTATCAAGGATGGTAAAAATGGCAACAAAAAAAGTAGACAATAACACAGGCCCAAAATATACAGGATACAGGTATCCAAAAAATGTTGGTGAAGGATCATTTTCATCTTGTATCATGTTTACTGAATACGTAAGAAATAAAGGATTTGGAACACACCCTGGTAATGCTGTAATTTTGTTTATGCCTGAAAGAGCATCAAACCCATCTACAGTAAACTGGGAAACAAAAAATGGTGGTGCTATTTCAAATGCAATATCTCAAATGACTGGTAATAATCAAAATGCTAATCAATCAGCCGAACAAAGTGTTTTAGGAATAGCTGGGCAAATTGTATCAAATGGATTTGGAACATTAGCACAAGCTGGGGGTTCTGCTATATTTGATAAAGCAAAAGCATTAGCAAGCACAAAATGTGTCAATATAGATTTGTCATTTGAAGAAGCACAAGGAATTATTTCAAGAACTGTACCAAACCCATATATCGAATATTTGTTTAAAGGTGTTGATTTTAGAAACTTTGAATTTGCATTTAAATTATATCCACATTCTAAAGCAGAAGCAGAAACAATTTATCAAATTGTTAGGTTATTTCGTTCAGCCGCATATCCAAGTGCGAGTTCTACAAATGATGCAATGCTGGGGTATCCAAGTGAATTTGAAATAGAATATCTATATAATGGTTCAAGAAATCAATATCTAAATAGATTTAAACGGGCAGTTTTAACAAAAGTCGATGTTGATTATACATCTGCTGGTTCTTGGACAATGACACGAGATGGTTTTCCATCGCAAATAGAACTAAATTTAAGTTTCTCTGAAATACAAATTCTTGTTTCAAATGATATTTCTCAGGATGGTTATTAATATGTTCAAAAAACAAAATATCATACAATATATAAATGGCGAAAATGTAGCCAATATTGCACAACGAATAAACATAAGTTTAAAACAACAGGAATTACAAAATTATTTTATTCAAGATTATAAAAAACCTGAACAAATTAGTTTAGATTTATATGATTCACCTGATTATCATTGGACTATATTATTGGTCAATAATATTATTAACCCATATCTTGATTGGCCAGTCAGTAATGAAACCTTAATTAAAAATATCAAAAATAAATATTTGGATATATATGGCGTTCATCATTATCTTACCCTTGATGGGTATATTGTAGATGATTTGACCACAAATGATTACAATACAAATTATACACCAATACCTAGTGATGTTGTCATTGTTTCAAATTTTGATTATGAAATGGAAATAAATAACATCAAAAGAGATATTATAGTTATTAAACCAAAATTTGTAAAGAATTTTATTAATAAATATGAGCGTATGCAAGAAAGCTTAAAATAAAAGGATTATATTGTGCTAGGCGGATCAAAAGCAACTGATTTATCAGAATATTCAATTAAAATAGATGATACAGAAATATCTAATTTTTGTATGAGCGTAGTTGTTTTTCAAGATATTTTTTCACCATCTTGGGTTTGTGAAGTATACGTTGCTGATACTAGCAATTTACTAATGCTATTACCAATAAAAGAAAAAAGTAAAATTGAAATACAATTAGGAACAAGCCACAATAGTATTACCGATGACAAAAAAACTTTTACTTTTTATGTTTATGGTATTGCCGATAAAGTATTCAAATCAGTGAATGACCAAAATTATACTATCATTGGCGTATCAGAACAGTTTTTTAAAAATCAAACTATCAGAATACAAAAAGCTTTTAAAAATATTTCACCATTGGATATTGCACAAAAGATACTAAAAGATAAATTGAATGTAACAGTCGAAACAGATAATTGTGATAATAATATTACAACCACTATTTCTAATCTTACTCCATTTCATGCTGTCTATAAAATGTGTAAATTTGCCTTAATTGATAAAGCGGCCGATGCTCTTTTTTATCAAATTGATGATGGTAAATATGTCATAAAAAGTATTGAAAAAATGTATTCTGATAATGATAGTAATTGGACTTTTAAAATTAGACCAAACAATTTAAAAGATGATTTAGGAAACCAATTAGAAGATAGAAATTTATGTATAAATGATTACAATGTCGATCATTATAATTTAGGTTCTAATATGGCAAGTGGTATGTATGGTTCAAAAACTGTTTCTTTCGATTTTAAATCAAAAGCTTTCACCACAAAAGAATTTAATTTCGGGGATGATATTTCCGAAGATAAAAAAAATGTTTCATTAGATGAAGATATTACTAGCACAAATGCAAATATAAGATTCATCCCTAAACATACTGGATTGCAAGGCGACAAATCTACAACAGATTTTGCTGAAAAATGGGGGCCTAGCCGCAAATCTTCTTTAATGAAATTAGAACAAAATAAATTAATTATCCAATGCCCTGGTGGTGTTGGAGCATGGGAAATTTTAGGTAAAACAGTGGATATAGAATTACCTTCTAATCAGATTTTAATACAACAAGACCTTGACCCAAATATGGCTGGAAAATATCTGGTTATGGCTATTGCACATTTTGCATCAGCTTCTTCTTATTTTGTTAACTATGAATTAGCTAAAAAGCGTAAAGGATAATATGAGTGATAGAATTACAAATATACCATATACTTATGTTATTGGTTGGTCAATATTGAATATATTTTATTATGGGGTTCAATATGGTAAAACTGCTAACCCGAATAATCTTTGGAACAACTATTTTACTTCTTCAAAATATGTAAAAGAGTTTAGAGAACTTTATGGTGAACCAGATATTATCAAAATTAGAAAAACTTTTAAAACTAAAGAACAAGCTATTCAATGGGAACGTAAAGTAATAGACAAAATGAATATTGTGTTTAATGATATTTGGTTAAATCGAGCAAATGGTAGTGTCAAATTTTCTTTTTGTGAAAAAGGTGAAAACAATCCAAACTTTGGAAGACAAATATCTAAAGAAACTAAAGAAATATGGAGTGAAAATAGGAAAGGATATAAAAATCCTTTTTTTGGAAAGTTGCATACTGACGAAACTAAAGAAAAAATATCAATTTCAAAAAAAGGAACATTAGCTAGTATTGAAACAAAAGAAAAAATGTCACAAAAAAGAAAAGGTGAAAATAACTCCAATTTTGGAAAAATAGGAATTCAATCACATTGGTTTGGAAAGTCACATACAGAAGAAACAAAAGAAAAATTACGAATAGCAAATTTAGGAAAACATAATATATCCTGTAAAGAAGAAACTAAACAAAAAATATCAAAATCTAATCTTGGTAAAAAACATACAATTGATACAAAAAAATATTTATCAGAAATAAATAAAGGTAAAATTACGGTATTTAATAGTTCAATTGATACAATTATGGTTGTATCAACTAATGATTATCATTTACATAAAGGTGTAATGTATCACCATTTAAATTCAAAGTTTTATAAACAATGGAAGGTTGATAATGCAAGAAACTAGCGGTATGTTTTCTTATCCAACTTTCAAGTGGTTTATTGGTTGTGTGGAGTCACTAAATGATCCAGAAATGTTGGGTCGAGTTAAAGTTAGAATTTATGGTTATCATTCGGATGATTTATCTGAAATGCCTATAGAAGATTTACCTTTCGCAACAGTAATGCAACCTACTAATTCAGCATCAATTTCTGGTGTTGGAAATTCACCAACAGGACTCGTAACTGGTTCAACCGTTGTTGGCTTCTTTTCTGATGGTGAAAATGCAGAAGTGCCAATAATAATTGGCACTTTAGGTGGGGCCCCGAGTAAACCAAAAGAAAAAAACAAAGGTTTTTCTGATCCAAATAGAATTTACCCAAAATACAAAGATGCCGAATCAGATACTAATAGATTAGCTCGTGGTATTATCAAAGATACCATTATTGAACAAAAAAATAAAAATACAACTGGTAAAGAACCCAAATCGCCATTTGCGGCTAAATATCCATATAACCAAGTTAGAGAAACTATTTCTGGACATATTCAAGAATTTGATGATACCCCTGGTAAAGAAAGAATTCATACTTATCATAAATCTGGAACTTTTGAAGAAATACATCCTGATGGAACTAGAGTTGTTAGAGTAGTCAAAAATAATTATGAAGTTATTTTTGGGGATAATGATATTAGAGTAAAAGGTGATTTTGTTTTAAAAATAGATGGTGATTACTCAGTAAAAGCCGATGGGGATATAAATATCAATGCTGGTGGTAGTGTATCACTAAAATCAGGTTCAGATATGAATATAAAAGCGGGTGGTAGTTGCACAATTAAAGGCTCTACTATTTCATTAAACTAAAAGGAAAATATGAAACAATGGATTAAAGATTTTATACATAATTGTGTGATTCATCCTTTATTGCCATTTTTACCTATCAAGGTTGGTAATAAATTACATGATGAAAACGCTGTTTGGGCTTTCGGACTAAATAAATATGATGAACTTAAATTAGAAAAAAGTTTGTAATGCAATATTTACCAGACATAAAAACAATATACAATAGACTAAAAGCTTCAGCTAAAAAAAGAAATATTCATTTCTCTTTAACAGTCGCTCAACTCTATGAACTTTCTTTCCCTATTACTTGTCCAATTTTAAATATACCATTGCGATTTAATAGGGGAAAATTAGAAGATAATTCTTACTCAATTGATAGAGTAGATAATTCTTTAGGATATGAAATTGATAATATTATCGTTATTTCTTATAAAGCAAATCGTTTAAAAAACAATGCTTCAAATCAGGAACTAAAACAATTGTCAGAATTTTATTGCAACAATTTTAATATAAAAGAGAAAAATAATGAAAACACATAAAGAATATTTGATAGAATTTAACGAACACTTAAAAAAAACAATTCAACCAGGTAAACATTTATTAAATATGGTTAAATTTAATATCGAGCAAAAAACAAAACCAGGTGAAAAGTTTCTTAATCTTGACGGTAAACCAATGCCAAATACCATTATTTTAAATGGAGCATCTAACGAACAAGATATTTCATGGGCAATGATGATTGATAATGATAAAAATATGAATATATATTCAATGAAAAATGATGTATTAACGATGTTTACTATATCAAGTAAAGATTTTAATCTATTAAAAAATATTTAATATTATAAAATAACGTAGATTAAATAAACTAAAAACCGAATTCCTAAGAAGTATAAATACTTTTAATATTAACTTTAAACAATAGGACTTAAATATGCCTTCAGCTACCACAAGTGATGACCTTTACAAAGCACAAATGCACCAATTATTACATTCACGCACCCAAACTATTTCACCAGTACCAGGGGAAACGTTGTATGTAGCTCTTTTCACAACAACTCCTGGCCTTTCTGGCACGGGCGGAACAGAAGTATCTCAAACTAACACTAACTATGCTAGAGTAGCAATATCTACTGCCGATACGCCTAACCATAAATGGACTCTTACACCAACTAGCCCAACGTTTGAATTTTCAAACATCGAAGATATTACCTTCAATGTTCCAAGTTCACCAGGCTCTAACTGGGGTACTATAACTGGTGCAGCTCTTTATGATTCCCCAACAGTTGGTTCAGGAACTCTTTATTATGTTGCGGCATTAACTACACCAAAAACTGTAAACGCAGGTGACGGTGCGCCAAAAATATTAGCAGGGCAACTTCGAATAGTACGTGCAAGCTGTTGATTTATATGAAGTTTTTATAATGTTTTAAGTGATACCCATTAATGGGTTGAAACCTCGAAAGTATAAATAGTTATATTACTGTTTATATAATCGAGGTTTTTTAATGTCAAAAGAAAATACAAATATTCCATACACCTATCTTATTGGTTGGACATCATTGAATAAATTCTATTATGGGGTACGCTATTCAAAAAATTGTAATCCAAGTGATTTATGGAAAACATATTTTACAAGTTCAAAATATGTTAAACAATTTAGAGAAAATTTTGGAGAACCTGATATTATTAAAGTTCGTAGAAGATTTGAAACCAAAGAACAAGCATTCTATTGGGAGTATAAAGTAATGCGTAGAATGAATGTAGTAAAATCTGATAAATGGTTAAATAAAAATACTGGTGGTAAAGAATTTAATAATCTTGAATTTTTTGATAATATGACAGAAGATGAAAAGAAAAAGTATTCATTAAAATTAAGTAAAAGTGCAAAAGTAAGATTTGATAAAATGTCTTATGATGAAAAAATTATTTACGCAGAAAAACATAAAAAGATTGCACTAATACCAGAAAACAGAGAACGAAATTCCGCCTCACTAAAACTATATTGGGAAACTATATCAATTGAAGATAAACAAAAGTTTATAGAAAATTACACCTTAGCAACACAAAAATCAAAAGAAAAAAGGCAATCTGTATTAAAACAATATAACGATAATTTGTCAATTGAAGAACGTGAAGAAAGAAAACAAAGATGTATAGAAGTTGAAAATAGACCAGAAAAAATGGTTAAGAGAAAAGCACTTTCTAGTAATGTTGAATATATCAATAATTTATCAAAACAAGCTATAGAGCGTTATAAGGATGTAGATTTTAAAGAATCATGGTTATCTGTAACACAATCAGAAGAAGTAAATAAAAAGCGTTCAGAGTCAGTAAGAAAGGCTTATGAAAATAAGGATGTAATTGATAATCATAAGAATGCAGTTTCTTCAATAGAAAGTAGGACAAAATTAAGTGAATCATCAAAAAAGAAATTTAATGATCCTGAATTTAGAAAAGCTTTTGATGAACGAATGCGAAATGAAGATTATAAAAAGAAACAATCAGAAATGATGAAAGCTAAATGTAGTGACCCTGATTATATTGAATTGATGAAAGAACGTGCAAGAAAAGGAATTGAAACAAGGCGTAGAAATAAGGAATTAAAAAATCAGCAAGCCCAAAGTTAGTTTTGTTTATAAGGGTATTGTTGTTCCTATTAAATTACTTAATAGGAATTGTATTACCTATTAAGTATGAGAAATTTTACATCCATTTAAGCAATCATATCTTTTACCATTGCGGATATAGAAACCTGTATTATCGGCTTTAAAAAGTTCAATGTTTAGATTATTAAATTTATCAAATGTTTTTTTAGTGACAACGATGGT